CTGCCGCACGTACTGGACGCCGCACATGGTCGCCTGCTGCTGGCGCGGGGATTTCACGCCGCCGGTTCACCTCCGCGATCCGCAAATCAACTGGGAGCGCGTGAGGCAAACCATGCCGGATTTCGACTTCGCGAGGTGCGAATGAGCGCCAGCGCCATTCTCGACATCGGCCAGCGCGCTCTCTCGCAGACCGAGACGCTCGAGGCGACCTACGATCTAACGGCGCTGATGATCGCGCGCGGCATACCCGGCGACTTCGTTGAGTGTGGAGTATTCGCTGGTGCTCAGGTGGCGGCGATGGCAAAGGCGTGCATGGAGGCGCACGCGCTGGATCGCAGAATCCATTTATTCGATTCGTTTCAGGGTGTCCCGACGCCGGGGCCGTACGACAACGATATCCGCGCAGCGGGCGGGATCTGGTTGTCGCCTCCCGTAAGCGCCTGCTCTCTCGACGACGTGAAGGCCAACATGCAGGAGTGGGGCATCGATCCCTCGCTGCTGGTCTATCATTGCGGCTGGTTTGAGGAGACGATCCCGCGCGCGGAAATCAACAGCATCGCACTTCTGCGTCTGGATGGAGACCTGTACGAATCAACGAGGGTGTGCATTGAACACCTGTACCCGAAGGTATCCCGCGGAGGTTGGTGTATCGTCGACGACTGGAGCCTGGACGGTTGCCGCCGCGCCGTGACCGAGACGCTCGGGCACCCGAGCCCGGTCTACTGGAGAAAGGTTGACTGAAATGTGGGTTTCTGTCACCACGTCGTCTGGAATCCACCTAGCCATCAACCACAATGAAATCGCGTACGTTGCGCACGAGGAAGCGGCGGTGTTCATTCGGGACGTGGGGCGGCGCGACTTAACGCGGCAGTCATTCGACGAGATGCTCAACAAACTTGGAATCCCGCTGCTGGACGTGCCGGACGCGTGGAAGAATCGGCAAGAGAAATGCGCGGCCGTCGGTGATGGGCCTGGTCGACGATGAGCGAAACTTACTCGCAGTACGGAGAGGATCGTCATATCCTGGAGCACACTCCAGACCACGGGCGATTCCTGGACATCGGCGCGTGGCACGCGAAGCAGTTCTCGAATACCCGCGCGCTGTACGACCGCGGATGGTCCGGGGTTATGATCGAGCCGTCGCCGGGGCCGTTCTTGGCGCTCCTGAAAGAGTACGGGAATGATGAACGGATCACCCTGATTCAGGCTGCGATCGGCTTTGATAGTTGTTGCGCCAGGCTGTGGGCGACCGACGATGCGGTCAGCACAACCAAGCTATCGCAATACGACGCCTGGCAAGGCCACGCGCAATTCCACGGATCGTTTTACACGCCGGTGCTGACGCTGACGGAATTATTCAACCAGTTCGGCGTCGGCGGCTTCCAGTTCGTCAACATCGACACCGAAGGCACCAGCGTGGACCTGTTCCGGGCGCTACTTGAGACCGCACTCTGTCCAGCCTGTATCTGCGTCGAGCACGATCAGCGAATCGTGGAGGTGATGCAGGTGGCGGAAGCGAAAGGCTATCGGGCCGTGCATACCAACGGGACCAACATCGTGGTGGCAAGATGAAGCGCGTAATCGTTAACGTGGCGACCGGGCGGTACGTTGCCGGGCAACAACGGCTGATCGCCTCTCCGTTTAGCGGTGCCGTCAATGCGTGGGCGGATATAATGCCGCCTGGAAGTCCGTCTCACCTGGACATCCCCTACGCGTTCAAGGCCCACGCGATGAGCGCCGCGGCCGAGGCCGGCGCTGACCTCGTTCTATGGGCCGACGCATCGATCCTGCCGATTCGTCCACTCGATGGCCTGTGGGACCAGATTGAAGCCGATGGTTATTGGATTTGCCGGAACGGGTGGTGGAACGCGGAGTGGACCTGCGACGCGGCCTATCAGGACCTCGGCGTCACGCCCGAGCAAAACTGGCAGATCCCGCATGTCGTGGCAACGGCCTTCGGGTTGAATCTGCGGCATCCCATAGGGCGCGCGTGCCTGAACCAGTACCTCCTCCTGGCCCGGACGCGCGCGTTCTGTGGCCCGTGGTGCAACCGGAACCACCCCGACTACGCACACATGCCACTGAACGGCCGGTGCGCGCCTTGCGGCTCTGTGCGCGTCCGTGGGCATCGCCACGACCAGACGGCATTGAGCCTGATTGCATGGCAACTTGGGATGCGCCTGACCGACCCGCCGGCGGTGTTCGCTTACCGCGGCGGGGAGATCGAGTCAACGGTACTGGTAGCCGACAGCTCGTACTAAAAAATGAAACTGGTCGCCATTATGCCCGTCCGTAACGAGAACTGGGTCCTTGGCCTGTCTCTGCGTGCCGCGCTGAAGTGGTGCGACGCGGCGGTCGTCCTGAATCACGCCTCGACGGACGGCACGGCCGACATCCTCGACGAGATCCAGCGCGAAAATCCGAACCGGCTGACGATCATCACGGATCGAGAGAACACATGGAAGGAGATGGCCCACCGCCAATCACTGCTCGATGCCGCGCGGATGGACGGAGCGACGCACGTAGCGCTGGTCGACGCGGATGAGATACTCACTGGCGATCTCCTGCCGACGATTCGAGAACAGGTCCGTCAGTTGCCTCTCAGCAGCTACGTCCAGATACCGATGCGGAATCTATGGCGGTCGATCGCGCACTACCGGTCCGACGCCGGGATATTCGGTTGCCGCGCCATTACGAGCGTGGCCTTTGCGGACACGGCGGCCTGCTCCTGGTTTGCGAAAAACGGCTACGATCACCACCACCGCGAGCCGCACGGCGCACGCTGCGCGTTGCGTGCCTATGACATGCCGGGCGGCGTGATGCACCTCCAGTTCGCATCCTGGCGGCGCCTGACCGCCAAGCACGCGCTCTACAAGATGACCGAGCGGCTACGCTGGCCGGAGAAGCCAGTTGCGGAGATCGAGAGGCTGTACAACCTGGCACTGGATGAATCCGGGCTGCAACGATCCGAGGTCCCGGTTGGTTGGTGGGCGCCCTATGTGGAGTTGATGGAACACCTTGATGTAGATCGCGAACCGTGGCAAGAGCGCGAATGTCAGCGACTATGGAAGATGCACGGCCACGGCGCGTTCTACGGTTTGAATCTGTTCGGAGTTCCTGAGGGATGCCACGCATTGGCCAGTTGAGGCACCGGGTTCGTTTTACGGACCCGTCGACGGCGACCTCGAGCCAGAACACCTACGGCGAGGACGCTGGCGATGAGAGAGAAGTCGGTCCGTTCTGGGCGATGGTTGCGACGCTCAGCGGAAAAGAGTTCTTCCAGGTCTCCCAGCGCTGGGCCGACGCGAGGTACAAAGTGACAATCCGCCATCAACCCGGCGTCACGTTTACCCGACAGATGTACATCACTTGGGGCGATCAGACACTCGACATCCTCGACATCCAGGACGTGCCGGAGAATCGGCACCATCATTTGACGATGATCTGCAAAGATCACGTCGCCTGAACCGCAACCACACCAACCCATGCCCCGAGCAGCAATCACACGCGCATCTCTCCGTCGTGCGGGCAAGAGCATGAAGATCGACGGCGTCGACGAGATGTACGACAACATCGAACGGATTCTGAAGTACACCGACGGCAGCGCTGGCGCACGGCTGAAGGAAGAATTTCTCAAAGCAGCTATGGTCCTGCGCGAACGCGCCAAGCAACTCGTTCCGGTGCGCACGGGTCGACTGCGAGATGCGATCTTTGCGACGAAGAAGGCCATCGAAAAGCCGAATGTACTCGCTGGCGTTTTGCGCCACGGAGAACGCGGAGCTCCATACGCGCAGATCGTCGAGTACGGCCGGCACGGAGCGCAGGCGCATCCGTTCTTTCGCCCGGCGATCACTTCCACCAGGGGCGCAATGGCGAAGATCATCATCGAAGGATTCCAGCGAGTCATAGCCCAGGCACTCGGGCGCTGAAGATGTTCCAAACGCAACATCCAAGGTCTAGCTGTTTCATGCGGTTACAGGCAAATCTCCAAACATCTCCAATAATCTCCAATAATCTCCAACCGTGAACATCGAAGAGAAAATCTACTCCGTGCTGAGCGGGGCCGCCGCGGTGACCGCATTGGTGCCCGCGGCGCGCATCAAGGTTCCAGGCGGCCATCAGAACCTCACGCGCCCGTACATCGTCCACTTCCCGGTAGGTGTCGATCCGATCTACACCCACGGCGGTTTGCGGGATCTTCGCAGGTGGGACTTCTATCAGGTGTCCTGCTACGCCGATTCGCATTCGTCGGCGCGCGCCGTTGCTGTCGCCGTCAGGAATGCGCTTGGAAATTACCGCGCGGATCGCGTAGTCTCGTTCTGGCAGAACGACCGCACCCTGCCATACGACGACGAGACGCGCGTTCACCACATCGCCGTCGAGTTCAGTGTTTTCGAGTCGCTGCAATGAAAGCATGTCCAGCCTGTGCCTCGCGCGCCGTTGAAATTCGCGAGGCGGTTTACCTGTGCATGGGCCCAACGCAGCACACCTTCCGGGTCTCGCCGGAGGAAATTGAACCGCCAATCTCTATTCAGCAGCCGCCTCAATCGCTGTTCGTCCGGCTGCTCCAACGCGTTCTGCGGGCCGTCGTGAGACGCCCCGCATAAACCGCCCGGCCCGGCGGTGCTCCTCGGAGCAACCGGGCCATCCACTAAAACTACCGGCGAGATGCCGGAAGGAGAAAAACCACAATGGCACAGGGTGGAATCATCGGAATGGGCGTGAGGGTCGCGTTCGCGACCGGATCCCCGCACACGTATAAAAAACTGGAACAGGTGAAGGAAGTCAACATCCCGACCCTGCAATCCGACAAACTCGACACCACCGTTCACACCAACAACAAGTGGAAGCGCAACATCGCCGGCCTTCAGGAGGTCGAGGACATGACGATCACCATGCTGCGCGATGCCTACACGGCGACCTCGCCGAACCAGAACGCGCTCTTTGACTACCTGAAGAACCAGACGCAGCTCTGGTGGCGCATCGAGATCCCCAGCGACCCCGACGTGGCCACAACGCTGTTCGAGGCCTACGAGTTTCAGGGGCGCGTGTTCAGCTTCAAGCCGACATCGGAGATGGCCGACCCGCAGGTTGTCGAGGCGTCTGTCGTGTTCGATGGCAGCTCCTTCGTCCGTTACGAGCCCTACGCTTCGGTGATCGGCTAGAGGGCGAGTCAATGAACGCACCTGTGCCTGTCAGTGTGGTGTGCCCGGATGGGGTGGAGCGCGAACTGCGCTTCACCCTTGGGGCGCGCCGCCGCATCTCGCAGTACTTCGGTATGGACATCGCCGACGTTCTCGCTAAGGTCGGGGATGGTGGCGTACCGGGTCTTCTTCACGCGATGCTTTGGGACGACAAGTCCAAATTGCTCGCGGGCATCCCGGAGTCCGTCCAGGAGTTTGAGGAGCAATTTCCCGGCGACTCCGGGCGGCAGTATCTGACTGCCGTCATGAGCGCGATGAGCCAGGGCAAGGCCTCAAAAAAAGACATCGAGATGTTGCTCGATCAAGCGCAAAGGGCGGCGATAGAGAAACTGACTGGGTTGACCTCTTCGCCTTCTGCGCGCAACGTCTCGGAATTGATCGTCGAGAGTTCTGGGACGGACACCTCGAATGTGAAATCTTCGCCCGCATCGAACACTATCGAAGAGAGCGGCGAGAGTGGAACATCCGCTTCGGAACCCTCACCTCTACCGTCATCAACGCGGCCGGAGCCTTCGGTGGACGAAAGCATGCTGGTCGGAAGCCGCTGACATGGAAGGATATCTTCCCGGACGATGAAGAGGACTGCGTGATGGAACGCCGCTGGATGACGCCCGCTGAAATGAGTCTCAGTTTCCGCATCGCACAGGCGGTGTGGAATCGTAAGGAACCTCCGCACAACAATGGCTAACCTCGGCAGTTTACTGGTCACAGTCGGAGCCAAGATTGACGGCTTCGAGAACGCGATGAGCGACGTGTCCAAGACGCTCACAAAGACCGTGGGCGACGCCGATCGAGCATTCCGCGGCTTCGATAAGGTTGGGGCCAAACTGACGGATGTTGGCATGGCGATGACCGCCGGCTTGACACTGCCACTCGCCGGGGCCGGTATCGCCGCTGCGAAGATGGCCGCTGACTTTGAGCTCGGCATGAGACAGGTAACGTCGCTGATCGGCGGCGCTACGCAAGCAGAGTTCAAGGACCTCAGCGCGCAGACGTTGGAATTGTCAAACCGTATGGGCATCGACGCGGTGAAGGCGACCAACGCGCTCTACGAGGCGCTCTCCGCCGGCATCCCGCGCGGTAGCGCGATTGAGTTCGTGGCGGTGGCATCCAAAACTGCGATTGCCGGGCTGACCGATACGGGCGTCGCCGTGGATGCGCTGACGACCGTCCTGGCAGCCTACGGCCTCGACGCTTCGCGCGCCACTGAGGTATCGGATGCGATGTTTCAGGCGGTCAACGTCGGGAAGTTTCGGTTCGAGGACCTCGCCAAAGCCATCGGACCGGCAGCGCAACAGGCATCTAACCTCGGCATCACTTATCAGGAATTACTCGCATCGACCGCCACGTTGAGTATCACATCAGGCGGCGTCAGCATTGCGGTCACACAGATAGAATCGGCGATGCGTTCGCTACTGAGCCCGAGCAAGGAGATGGACGCGGCGCTGAACCGGATAGGGTTCGCTAGCGGGTCCGCGGCGGTCCGAAGTCTCGGGCTTCAAGGTACTCTTGAGGCGTTGCGCAAGCAGACCGGCGACAACGCCGAGGCGTTCAATGCGCTCTTTGGGCGCATTGAGGGCGCGAGTGGAGCCCTCGGATTGACTGGCCCAAAGGCCGCCCAGGCCGCGAAAGACTTCGATCTCATGCGGAAGTCGGTGGGCGCCACCGATATCGCGTTTCGGGAGATCGACAAGACGGCAACGCGGCAGATGGAGCGGCTCACTGTCCAAGTCAAGAACGCGGCCATCGAACTCGGCACCGCATTACTCCCTGTTCTTCAGGGCGTCCTTACCGCATCGAAGCCGATGGTTGACGTACTGGCGAACGTCGTGCGCTGGTTCGCCGCGCTGCCAGATCCGATTAAGAACACCGTCTTTGGGGTCGCCGCGCTCACTGCTGCGATAGGCCCACTGGTTTTTATCTCGGGACAACTTCTAAGGAGTTTCGCCACCATCGGTTCTTCGTTGGGGCCGATCATTGCACTGATCGGCAAAACTGGAGGCGCCGGATTGGCCGGTGGCCTCGGGGCACTGCCGGGCCTGATGGCCAGCGTTGCAAGCGCCGGCCTTAATGCGTGGGTGTTGTTCCCGTCCAAGATTCCGGGGGCGACGGCGCTCGTTACCGGACTGTGGAGTGCGCTTAAAACAATTCCGATAGTGATTGCCCAGATTGCAACGGCTGGGTTCGGTGGACTGCTCGCAACTCTCCAGTCTCTCGCCACCGTTGCGAAGGCGCAAGTCCTAATCGCCTTCGCCGCGCTGAGTGCTTCCTTCGCCAATATCGCGTTCGCCGTCCAGAACAACCTCATTGCTGCGCTGACGATGGGCGAGAAGGCGCTGCTCGGATTGGGACAAGCCGCGTTTTTCGCTGCCGCTGCCTTTGCCGGTTGGAAGCTGGGCCAGTGGGCCTACGAGCAGGTTCCTGGATTCAAAACCCTCGGTGATGCCATCGGTGGCTTCCTGCTGAAGATTCCCGGTATCGAGGCGGCAACGCTCAGGCTGTCCGGGGCCACTGGAAGCGCGAAGGAAGCCAGCGAGTCTGCGGCCTTTGCAACTCAGAAACTGGCGGAAGCCCTAAAGAAGAAGGGCATCGCCATAAGCGCGGTGGGGCTAAGCACGGAACAATATGCCGCCAAATTACTCAACGCCCGGAAAGCCCTCGATGAATCAAACGCCGCCACTCTGACGGCTGCTGAACACGCCGACGTCCACAAAAAGAAAACACAGGAACTCACCAACGCTTTCCAGGCCGCAGAGAAAGCATATACGGCGGCGGCGAAGGGATACAAGGATGGCGCGGTCACGATCAAAGTCCTCAACGAGGCAGAGGATCGCCTTCGGCGGGCGACTGCGGATCTCAACAGCGAGCAGATCAAGGTCACCGCCAGCACGGAGCGATTGAAGCTTCAACAGGACCTCGCGGAACGGGCCGCGCGCGCGCTTGCCGATGCGTACTCGAAACTCGGATTGAAGAACGTCGAGAAGGAAGCCAAAGACCTGACCGCCGCTCTGGACGCGTTGAAGCGCAGCGGAGAGTTTGCAAAACAGACGGCGCAAGAGCAGGCCCGCGTTACGAAACTCGTCGAGGAAGCGCAGTTTGCGGCGACGCGACAGACCTTCGATTTCCAACTCAACAGCATCGAACTCTACCGCACGATTATCGATCTGAATCGCGCCGCGGGCTATGAAGCACTGGCGATGGAGTACGTGGAAAAATCGATTCATGCCGCGAACATCGAGGCGGCCAAGATGATCGGGACTCCCATCGGACAGTACATCGACGAACAGACCAGGCACGCCGTTGAGGCCGCCCGCAAGGTGGTTGTTCTGAATGATGCCTACAAGACACTTGGTATAAAGAGCGCCGAGGAATTGCGGAAACTCGCGCATGAAGCGGACGTTGCGTACAAGGAGATCGAGAAGTCCGGAACAAGCACTCCGCGCAAAATCCTGGAAGCTGAACTGGTCGCGCTAAAGGCCAGTATCGAAGCGCGGCGCGCTGCCGGCGTTGCCATCACCGAGGATGATCGCAAGCGTCTGGAGACGATCGAAAAGCAACTCGATACGCACCTCAACAAACAAAAAAGCAAGTGGCAGCAGTTTCTAACCGACCTCAAGCAGAGCGCCATCAGCATGTTCGCCAGCGGTCTGACCGATATCATCTTTGGCACGGATCGGCGCGCGCATAACCAGCGCCTCAAAGAAGAAGAGGATGACCTCAAGCGCAGCCTGGACGCGCGTACAGCGGAGTGGGAGAAGTATCAGGTGGACGCGACTAAGCAGCTTGAAAACCTTCGTCGCAACCACGCCGAGCAACTGGCAGAGCAGGAAGCCGACTTAGCGAAAGCGCTGGCCGAGAAACGAAAGGAGTACGCGGACTACGCCGCTGACGTTGAAGAGCAAATTTCCAAACTCCGCGAGGTTCACCGCGCCCAGGCCGAAGAAGAGATCGCCGAGGTGCGTCGCGGCGTCCAGGAGAAGGAACAGGCCTATGCGGAGTATGCCCTCGAAGTTGCGGACCGGATCGCCGATATCCGGCGTGACCACGCGCGGCAACTGGCGGAAGAGTTGGATGATCTCGCGGACAACCTCCGTGACCGTACCCAGCAATACGAGGATTTTGTAGAGGACGCGAACCTCTCGCTACAGCGCATTGGCGAGAAGGTGAAGGACGACATTGAGGACGAGAAAAAGGACACCAAGCGCAAGGTAGACGACAAGATCAAGCAGTACCGCCGCGACGAAGAGGACGTTCTGCGGCGCA